TTGCTGCGGTTGAGTGCGGCGTGGATCGTTATCCCCGGCATCAAATAGCACTGCGCGGGATAGCAATCCCGAATGGATATCCTTGCTGGTAAGAGCGGAAAACAACCCACGCGGGGTTGAGCATCCGTAAAGCGATACGCAGGGCTGATCGACCGATTGCACCTTGCTGCTATCTGCGTATGATTTTGATTTGAACCGCGTATGGCTGGATGAATATAGCTTCAACAGCGTTGAAATCACGCCGGCCATATGCGATCCGGCTTTTTGGCTGTTGACGGCTGAAATCAAACTGCTGACTTCATCCAAAAGCATGACCTGGGCGGGTTGTTCCATGACGCTGGATATAATGCCGGCATCGGATGCCACTTCCTCGACGCCAATTAATTTTTCAAACAACCCCGCCGCTTGAGCCATTTCCTTGCAAGCCGATAAAGCCCGTTCTTTTCCACTGCCGGAATGCGCAACGCCGAGAATATAAACGTTAGGACGCAAACCCCAATTTTGCAGTTTCACCTTTCGGCCAATGGCAGCGCCCATGAATGCTAAAACCGCTCCCAAATTTAATGCGGGTTGCGGTTTGGCCGAAGTGGCGCAAATGTAATGGTGCATGTCATGCATGACACCAGGAAGGTCGGCATATAAAGCGGCAAACGTATCTATTTTTTTTGGGGTTTTGAGAGCCGTGAAATCCACGCGGGGAAGTGGATCTATCAGGAATTCTGGATCAGTAAGATCGGGAATGGATAAAATGCCGTCGCAAAGCATTTTATGGACAAATGCCAGCCGGTCCCGACCGGCGCAGCCATTATGAACGCAGTGGATCACAAACCCCGACGTGATCGATGGCAGGCCGGCATCCTTTACTTGGGATGCGTTGACGATAAAGGTTCCGGTGGTATCGTTTCCGCCTGTGACGTGCGCGTCATTGTGCGGGCATAAAATATGCTGCTTGACCCCAGTGCGCCTGCTGCCCAGCATATGCGGAGCGCGGGTGCGGATTGCTTTAACAATTTCAAATTCATTCGCCTTGCCGGCAGCCCATTCCGATAAATTAATCCATGTGCCATCGTTAGCGCGGTAGATCATATGATCCGCCGGCACCAGCGTAGGCTTTGCAGCCCCCTGAGCGGCTTCTAACAGCGGCATGGCGGCAGGAGTGGCGGGAACGTCCGGCAACGCCCACAGCGGGCATTCATCGCCCTCTGTGGGCAAGAATATAAATTCCGCCCCGGCTTGATGCCGGGGAAAATAAAACAAGCGGGATGTATCGACGCAAGATTGATCGTGATGCAAGCCCAGCGCGTGAGCCAATGCGCCGATCCGTTCTCGCCAGGATGCGTTGGCCACCGACTGGCTTTCATAATCGTCGGCAATCCACGGATCTTGCAGAGGTAATATTATGCGGAATTTTGGGCAGGGCTGATGCTTGACAATGTAGGAGCGAGATCGGCCATCAAGGGTTTCGTCCGCAATCCGAGCGCCTTTGAGGATGCGCGGCAAATAGCCTTTTTTGGATAGCATATAAGCTCCGATATCGTCGGTGCCGTTTTCTGCCATCCATTTATCAGCCGCTTCTGCCGCAATAACGGTGGTATCTGACAAATGGCTGTAGGTTGAGTGAACAATGCCCCGCCATTTTTTGGCAAGCAGGGCATTGCGAATTTCATCCAAGGTGTGGCCGCAATCGGCATCCAAGACCACAATATCAATTCTAACGGCTTGATCCATTCGCCGGGCGTTGCCGGCAAATGTGGCCGGCGTATAACAAGTCCCGTCTTTTTGACCAATCGCGTCTTGCGATAGCAAAGCGCCGAATTCATCAAACGTCATTGATCGTCGGTCGGTCCATCTGAATTCGGATTTTGATTTTCCGAAAGTCAAACTGATGGTTGAAACCGGCGGACGGGATGTGGCGTCAAAGTGTAGTTTAACCATCAACGTGTTTCCTCAAAACGGTGGATCGCCGTAAAGTTCCATGGTTTTTTCTTCATATGCACGGATGGCTGTTTCCAAAAAACTCATCCATTCATTATTGGTCATGGTAGCTAAATCGGTTTTGCCAATCCTGTCCAGATATGCCCCGCCTTTTTCACTGGCGGCCATCATACCTTCAATTTCAATCGGTGTAGGGTCTCGCATTATGGTTGCTTCCGGCCATGTTTTCAGAATTGCGCGAACTAAATCATTCGACAAGACGTGTCGATAGGATTTCAAAGTATTTACCTTGAGGTCGAACCCGAATTGCAGCGGTTGTTTTTAGATGGCCGGCGTTTGCAGCGTCCAAGGCTTCATTAACCGTATCAGGAACGGGAATGGTTGACGCGCGCCGCAGCCACCATGAGGTAGCTTTCTGCCGAGGATATCCAACATGCTCAAAACAAATCCATTCAGAGTATTTAATCATCCCGCAATAATAATCGGCGCGCATGGTATTTGGTTTGCCATCTCGCCCGATGTGAAGCGCATATTTTGTGCTGGTAACATCCAACCATTCAATTTTAATTTGAGTCGATAGCAAGGCATGCGACGCCGCCTTGGTGTCGATTTTGATTTTTGGCGGTGGGAATTCATATGCGCACGACTGGCACATCCGAGCGGAAGCCGCGTTAATTGTCTGGCATTCCGGGCATGTTTTGCTCGGTGCCAATCCATCCCCTTCATCATCTTTGGGTTTTTTCCGGCCATCCACTTGATCGATTGGCCCATGCCGCATGGTGTTGCCGGCGAAATCCAAAACAAGGCAATTATCTTTGCCTTCTGCCAATCGAGTGCCGCGACCAATCATTTGAATATACAAGCCAACCGAATTCGTCGGTCTAAGCAATGCAATCAGATCGGTTCCTGGTGCGTCAAATCCGGTGGTTAAAACGTTGGCGTTAGTCAACGCGCGAAGTTTGCCGGCTTTGAAATCATCTAAAATTCGGTCGCGTTTAGTTGCTGGGGTGTTACCCACAACGGTTTCGCAGGAAAACCCGGCTTCTCGAATAATGTCGCGGATGTGGTGGGCATGATCCACGCCGGAGCAAAACACCAACCAGGAACCACGATCAGCACTTTGGGCAATGATTTCTTCAACCGCTTCACGGTTGACGCTATCAATATCCACCGCTGCCTCAAGCTGGCCGGGGATAAATTCCCCGCCGCGTTTGCCAACGCTGGAAACATCCAATTGCGTTTTGGTTTGCTTGGGAACAACCGGCGATAGATAGCCTTGTTCGATCATTTTGAGAATTGGCACATCGTAAGCAATATCGGTGAACAGCCGATCTTTGCCTTCATGCAGCATGCCGCTATCCATGCGATATGGCGTAGCTGTAAAACCGATAACTTTTAGGTTTGGATTAATCTGCAACAAATCATTCAGAAAATTCCGATACGTGCCTTGGTCGTTGCGACCAAGCAAATGCGCTTCGTCAATCAGCACCAAATCACAACGCTGGATGTTGTAAGCCCGCTTGTGAATTGATTGAATGCCTGCAAATAAGATTTGCGCGTTAATGTCCCGCTTGTTCAAACCTGCGCTATAAATTCCAGCCGGTGCCAGCGGCCAGGATCGAATTAATGCGGCGAAATTTTGCGCAATCAATTCTTTGACATGCGTTAAAACCAAAACCCGTTCCGAGGGAGCGCCATCCAAAACCGCGCGCAAAAATTCAGCAATGACAACTGATTTTCCAGTTCCTGTCGGCATAACAATAAGTGGATTGCCGTCATTGGCGCTGAAATATTCATACAATTTATCAATTGCCGCTTGTTGATATGGACGAAGTTCAATCATCAAACCGCATCCTTTCCGCAGCTTCTAGTGTTTCCATAGCAATCGGATGAAATGCGCGAAGCGGTTCTGCGCCTGCGTCTTTTCGTCGCAATTGTTCGGGCGTAAGTTTTGATGCGGGAGGCGGCGCTACTTTGCGTTCTCCGTTTTTTTTGTAAATTCCCAATTTAATTGCTTTATCGGTCAATGCACTGCGGCTGGTTTTCATCTTTTTGGCTATGGCTTCCAGCGACATGCCATTTTCGAGCATTTGCACAAAACTTATTTTCGTCAGCGCATCGCGTGATGGCAGACCAGCCGAATGCCGGTAAGCAATAGCCGAAGCGCGCGTTACGCCGCATGCTTGCGCGATTTTATCAATCGGATCGCCTGCTTCCCACATTTTGGCAAAAAGCGCGTATTTTTCGGAATTCCAGACATATGTTTTTCGACCCACGTTATTTTCCTTCGTCGTTCCAAACCGTGCCATCAGCCCGGCGGTAAGATATCCATGATCCGTCATCAGCAGCATCGAATTGCTCGCCCGCCACAAAATCCGGGATAAATCTATGATCAACGCATCCCGCTTTTTGCTCGCCAAGGCTTAACGCCTTTCCATGTTTTTCGCAAGACCATTTACCATCAGCGATGGGCGTGGAATGCATGCAAGACCGGCAATGTCGATCAGGCGGCTCATTGCGCCAGCATGCGGCATGATGATCGCAAAATCGGCATTCGTGCCAAGTTTCGGTGTTGGCAATGCGTTCCAACGGTCGCGGAGAATTGATAATGCGAGCAGCTTTGGCAACAAGCCTTATGCCTTCCGCCGGATCGGCATGAATGCGTTCTTGATAAATTTCATCAGTGTCTTTGCAAACCGCAAGATACATCGCGCGTTCAATGTGGGCGAGATGCATGTAAGTTTGCATTTGCGCCCAATGCCTTGGTTTGGATTTTTGAACCCCGTCTTTTTTCAAACTGGCAAAGGATTTTAAGCTATGCGTTTTGAATTCCAGCAGATGCCATGTTTTGGGTGCTTCAGGCAGCCCCAGGCAGACGCCATCCATACTTCCACCAAAATGGCCGGTTTCATCCCTAACGCGCCATTGTTGACCGTTATTCGGATCAACCGACATGACGGTGACGCCAATGTTGCGAAGGTCTTTGACGAGCCGATTTTCTTCCAGATTTCCGGTATCAAAAAGTCTAAGCATGCGACCACTGAAATCGGATTTTGTCGTCCAATGGAAAGAATACCAAAGCGATCTTTCACAAGAATCGCCAATAAGCGAGCCGCCTAAATGCTCACGAAATCCGTTGTCTGCTTTGGCTACGTATGATGCATAAATCGCATCAACAGTTTGCTGTTGACGCGGCGGTATCGGTGCCATGATTTTTCCCCCGATTTTCCAAAACTGGCGGGCAAAAGCCCGCCAGGACGCCATTGGAAAATCTATTTGCGCCAGGGAGCGGCGCTGGTCTTAGATGCCTGTGCTTGTGGTGCGGCAGCCGGTTGATGGCGTGGCGCGGAGGCAATGCGTCCGCTCACCGCTTCATATCCCCGGATTTCGTTTTGTGCTTCGCGCAAAACGCCATTGCGATCAGGGCCTGCCGGCTTTACGCGAACAGTGATGGTCATTGGAATGCCGTGCAATTGCTCGCTATCTGAAACCAACATTTTCCCTGTCGCGTGGCAAATGGCCGAAAGCGCCTTTTCCGCAATTTCGACTGCTTGCTGATTTCCATTGACAAGATTCAAGCGATCAAACAATCGGCGGTTAGATTGAGGTCCTTCCGTAATTGCGAGTTCCATCCAAAGATATTGCCCATTCCCATCCTTTGTGTCCCGCATTTCGCTGTTGACGATTTCGGCGGTATATTTACCAGCCGGCACGACTTCCATCGCTGTGGCGGGAGCAACGCTGTTGGCGTTAAAGTCCATTCCAAGGCTTGCCATTTTCTTCTATTCCTGGGTCAGAGTTTGATTGTAATAAGGGACGTATTCAGCAATTGCCGCCCAATCGAGCGGCAAAGTGTCCGGCATGTCATAACGGTTTTTTGCCAGGAACGCTGGGCGTTCCACGGAGTAAAGTAACCGATCAGTTCCGCCGACTGCGCGCGTGACTTTTTTGCCAAACCCAGCATCAGATTTGACGGTTGTAACGCGGTAATTGGCAAACAGAACCGCATCAACGTGTTCTTGCACTAGGCCAGAAGCGCGTGAATGCAATTTAATGACATATCGATCATACGGTTCGTGTTCCGGGGAATCAAACCGCTTGATTTCAGAGTGGGCAATCATCACGACTGCCATGTTTTTATCGTCGCGCAGAGCATTAAGCCCATCAAAAAAGTTGCGCCATTGGTCAGATGCTGCGGCATAGCCTTTGCCGTAGCCGGGAGCCTCGATATCTTTCCAGCCGTTTTCCTGAGCCGTGTGCGCCCAAATCATGGGTTCCAGCCAATCTAAACTGTCAATGACCACGGTTTGATAATCGTGGTCTTCCGCATAAAGGGAACCAATGGCCGAAAGCACATCGTCAAAGGATTTCATCAAACCGAAAGTGTCGCGCGCAATGCTGCCCATGCCATCTTCTGTTTGAATAAAAATAGGGTTGGGAGCTCCAGCCGCTAAACTGGTTTTTCCGATACCGTGAACCCCATAAGTTAGGATGCGCGGCGGTTTGGGAATATTTCCCCGTTTAATGGAAGAAAGGGAAATCGCCATTATTTTGCGTCCTTGTTGACGAGTTTATATGTCGGTTTCCCTGTCGCCATTGTGCGATGTGGTTCAAACATTTTTTGCAGCGACGACGGCCAAGCCTTATATGCAGCTTCCGAAATGTCGCGTTTTAGTTTGATATAATCGCTGGTAGGTTCGCCCATTTCGGCCAGTTTGGCTTCCAGTTGCTGCAACCCGTTTTGATCCCAATCAATTTTCTTGGGAAGATCAGCAATAACCGTATAGGCACCTTCAATAATTCGCACGGTGCCGGTATCAACACCTTTGGCTTTGCGAACAGCGGTTGCCACCGAGTTAAAGCGTTCGTGCATAGCCGAATTCATTAGTTCGTTTAGTTTTTTGCTTTGCGCCACCAATTCGGCAACGTCTTCCAGCAACCCGGCAATCAGATCGATATCGAGATTTGCAATCTCGATCACGGTCATGCCACCAGCTTGCGCCAGAGTTATGCGATTTGTGTTCATTTTGTCCTCACATGATAAAAAAAGGCGGGTAAGTTTTTTTGCCCTTTCGTCGTTGTCCTGATGCAAGACTTAACGGTATTGCATCCGAGTCGCAATAGCTAAATGCGCGCCATCACGATTTTTTTAACGCCACCCATCGAGCAAGCAGCGCGGCTTCTGCCCGGCCATCATTTTTGACCAACGCAAATTTATCTGCCGCCCCCGGCCAGAATCGGGTTGCCATCATGCGAGCAACGCC